GTTCCCGGTCCTGACGACTGGGAGTATGGAATACTACAAATGAAGGAGGTATAAATATGCATAAAAAACAAAACAAACCGAAGGCCGTGTCCTTCTGGATGCGGCCCGAACTAGGGAAAGAAATCGAAGAAAGGGGAGATAACCGCACTCTTGTTATCCACCGAGACCTGGAGCGCCTGTACACGCTTTACCGGCTCGCGCTCCGAGATGTAAAGCTAACTCTGCCGGAAGCATGGTTTCTTGTTGACATGCTAAACGGCAGCATGATGGACGCTTACACCGCCGGGACGTTGTGGGCCAGTGCCGAGGACGCTTGCGCCCTAGACGGCCTGGACAAAAAATGGAAGATCGACGGAAAGGCGTTTGTGGAGAAATTAAAAAAGCTGTCGGACACTCAGGCCCTTGCCCTGGTGGACGCTGCCGAAAGGTTCTGGCAGGCGAACACCGGGAGCATGGGAGAAGAAGATATAAAAAGATTTTTCAGGATGGCGGTTATTTAACCGCTAATACGCCTGCCGCCCTGGGGAGGGTTGCCCAGGCCCTCCCCGGCAGCAGTAACTTAGGTTTATAGCCGGGGACTAACCCGGCTTTTTCTTTTCCCTTCCGCGTACGTAAAAAAGGCCGCCCCGGGGGACAGCTTTTTAATTGTCAAATTATGGAAGCTCCTTTTCGCAATCTCAATTATCTTAATTTTACTGCAAAGTCAAGCACGTGTCAACCATTTATTGCGGCAACCAGTAATTTCTTTGCAACTTCTGCGGCTTCTTCCTCTTCCGTCCCGCCTTGCTTCCCCCGCCTTTCTTCGCCAGCGCCTTCTTGTACGCCTGTTCGCTGTTCCAAAGTTTCATAGCTTCGAGATCCGTCTTGTCCTCTTCCGGCCACCAGGCCCCACAACCGTTCGGACATACAAAATGTATCGCTATATTGCCCCCGCCTCTTTGTTCCAGTTCCGCTTCACACCAGAAACATTTCAGGCGTTTCACTTCGCCCCACCGCCTTTTTTTCTGATACTTTTTCAGGGTTTCCCCAGCCTTCTCCTGCCAATCGGGATCGTCCGTATATGCTGAGCATTCTGGCCCCCATACGGGCAGCTTTTTCCCGTTTAACACAGCGCATTTATTCCCACGCCTTTTGGCGCATGTATCACAGATCATGTTATCGCTCTCCTTTCTCCGGCGCATTAGGCCAGGGTTTTTGCCGCATTAGCTTGTCCAGTCTCCGAAACTCCCGGTCGTCCTCCACCGGCTGCCACAGCAACCAGATCAGTTTTAGAATATGCGGCTGCTTCCAGGCGACGTATGCTTCTATCGTGAAAGGCTGGATCATGGCGCAGCCGCCTCCCTCTTCCTTGGCTTCCAGATCTGCACCAGTCCCCGCCTGCTGTCAATGTAATACGCTTCTCCACACACAAGGCACAGCTTGCACCGGCGCCGATGCAGCCGGGAATAGCCCTCGACTTTTTCAACAGGACATAGGCACATTACACCGCCCCCTTTGCCTTTTCTGCAAACCCCCGTATATCATACCTGTGGCGTGTCCTTTTCCTGTCCCCGTATATTTCGATAGCCCCGTGTTTAATCAGATCGTCTATGTTTATGCTTTTCTTTGTCGTTGCGGCCACGAACCTATTGAATCCCTCTATGTTGATGAAAAACGTCCTCTCATGTTTGCGGAAATTAATTACAAACCCTGCCGAAACTCCGCTTTTGGCATTAGCCTCTGTCAGCCGCTTGATCTGATGCGGTTTAATCTTGTCAAACGGCAGGCTTGACCCCTGCGTGCTTTTTAGCTCCAGCAATATCAATGTCGGATAAGAGTATAGTATTGCGTCAAAGGGATTCTTCGGCGTAAATCTTATATTTTCGCCCTCTCCCCAGGACATTGCACTATCGGCAATACGCCAGTAATACATATCTGCGGGGATCGAGTTCTTGAAATCTTCTTCAAACTTTTTGCCAGGGTTCTTCACTCCTGCCACCCCTTCCCTTTAGTTTTCGTATGGACACCCTGCCGTTTCTTCCTGCGCAACCGGGATATTCAGCTTCATATAAAGCCTGTATTTCTCGCACCCTTTCCAATCCGGCAACTTGCAATCCTGGCAATCTGTGAGCGCATAGGAGGCTATGTCAAAGAGATCGTCTATCTCGACATTGACAACTTCCTTTCCCGTCAGCCTGCGGTTAGCCTTGCTTACAATCCGGATCTGCGAATCCTTCACGTCCCGCGCCAGCTTCTTGGCATAGTCCTCTTCCAACCGGCTAACAATGCTATCGCTTGTCCTGATCAAGTGCGTGCAGACGGTTTTCATGCGTTTTCTCTCTTCCGGCGACAGGCAGGTTGTTTTTTCCAGCCAGGCTGCAAGATAGTCCCAAAATACCAGAATCGCTAAATGGTGCTCCCGGTCTGCCCGGTTTAAGTAGCTTCTCATTCTTTATTCACGCCCCATTCTTTCAGTTCTTCTTCCTTTCCACACTCGCTATACCATAAGTCCCAATTCCTGCATGCTGTACAGTTCTCTCTTTTGGCGCTGTACCATGATCGTCTTTTCTTTTCCTTCCTTCTCACATAAAAAGGACAGTTCATGCCCCTGCCTCCTCTGCGGTGTTCATTCTGCTTCGCCCCGGATCAACTTCCCCAACGCCCGCGCTACCAGGTATTCCACATTCGCCCCTTTCGAGTTTTCCCAACCAGGCAGCATGTGAACGGCATCGCACCGGGAAAGCCAATATAAATCAAGAGTTAGCCAGTCCTCATACGTGATAAGTTTGTCTTTGTTAAACTTGCGATCAATTATGCTTGAGTGAGTATGCGGGCAGAATACCATCCAGCCGTGCTTGATATAGTCAGCCGCTACTTCTGCAGCTCTTTGGATATTAGCATCTTCTTCCCCGCTATAAGGTCCGGCAATATAAACACTTTTCATTTGTGATCACCCCACCATATTCTTTCTCCCCCGTTTTCGTCTGTGCAAAGCGAATCCGGGATATTCTGGTCAAGCGCTACTACAGCCCGGAAAGCCTCGTTAATGCCAGCTTTTAGTCTTTCTATTGACTCGGTTTGCCAAGGCGCGAATTCATATCCTTGCACCTTTGCCCTGTTCTCAAAACGAACCAAAATGTTTGCTGCGTCCATAAGCTCTTCTACGATATCAACCATGCCGTAACGCTTTAAGTCGCTGTCTCCGTATTTTAACTGCCCTACCCTCATCCGTTCCCGTTTCCACTCTTCCAGTTCTGCCGATGTTATTTTGTGTAGTCTCTTAATATCGCTTACCATGTAGTTTTGGCCTCCCTGTATTTTTCTCCATTTTGGCGACAATGGCCGCCTCAAGGTCAATGCCTAACCCGCCGCACAGATCGCCCAACCGGATTGCCACATCTGCAAGCTCTTCCGCAAAGTTCTCTTTGTCGCCGCGCCTGTCTGCCTCTAATGCTTCCGATAATTCGCTATGAAGAAGGGCTATTAACGTGCCTACCTCGCGCGGTTTGTCCCAGAAGCCCTTATCTTTTGCGTTTTCGTGTGCTTTATTTACAAGCTCTGTAATCGTCATTTTGCTTCCCTCCATACTCTTAATGTCTGCCTTCCCAGCTTTAACGCTTCCTGCCTTGCCCCCGGCCCTTCGCCAACGTAAATGTCAATGATATTCCCCCGCACAGCCGATCCGGTATCCTCAGCCCTGCGCCAGCCGAACCCTTCAATGTAAAGCCAGCTCCCCAAGGGGATTACGGCAGGATCAACCGCCACTGTCCGGCCTACTGTCGCTTTTGTGCCGGTATATGTTATGCCGTCGCCCGTGCCACATTCTTTCGTGTAGAACGTCGCCTCGGCTTCGTCTATTTCCCATGTTTCCAGCCAGTCCTCAATCCGGCCCTGCAGTTCGTCCTTCTTTTCTTGCTTCAATTCCTCTACCCTCGCCTTTAGCCGGCTATTTTCCTCCTGCAGCCGGATAAGTTCCTGCTGTAATATATCCCTTTCGTTTGCAGCATTGGCAAATATTCCGGCTATTGCCAATAAGGCAAGCAGCGCGGCCAGAAAGAGAAGGGAGGTAAGTCTGTCGTTCATTTTTGAACGCCCCTTTCAATTATCGTATCCCCTCTTTCAGTTCATCTTTACCCTCGCAAATCAAAACCATCTGATGTCGCCTGTCAACTTGCTCCAAGTTTAGCAAGTGTTTAACCCTTGCCGCTTGCTCCTCTTTTCGACCCTTCCCCGGAGCAAGCCTGGCTTGATTGCTTCGATATTTATACACCCACCATACGCTGTCGCAACTCACGAAAGGAAATTGCTCTAATAGTTTACTGCTGGCAATTCCCAACCCATGGAAGTTCCCGTCAGGATAACGGGAAAACAATTCCTCGAAAAATGCCACCTTCCGGCTGTAAGATTGCCCTACTGTCCCCCCGATACCAATTAGCGAATAACGATAACGATCGAACAAATCGTCCAGTACTCTCCAGGGTGTCCCATAATGGAATACAGGAATCGGAGTAAACCCGGCATCCTCCATTTTTTGAAGGTTCGCCATGCTTGCTTTAGGATCGCCTACTACGTCCATATTAAAATATTGTTTTATATTATTTTCTTGCAACCAATTCATGTAACCCTCCAGCGACAACTCGATTCCCCTTTTCCATGCGCTAAAAGCCCCGCTATCGGCCATCGTCTCAATCCCATATTCCCTGTATAGCTTCCAGCAGTTCTCCGTAGGGGGTTCTGCGTAACTTATCATCACCCGCTTGCCACCTGCTTTTGCCAACGTATGAATTGCGTTTGGCCTCTCACAGCCGCCGAAGTAGACACGCACTCAACCTCAGCCCAATCTGCATCAGAATTAACTCCGGTACCCATATCCAAAAAACAGTTAAATAAAATGGTACCTGCAAAACTACCTGTAGCGTTATAGACACAGCCAAACTGATCCACGCAGAATAAAATATCATTGATATTACTGGCCATTTCCGCAACCTATAAGCAATCTCCCCGCCGACAAAACACATTATCGGCATCCAGATCCATTCCCACGGGCCACCGAAAGGAGAAAATAAATTCGCCAGTAGCAATCCAAGAGATAACCCAACGATATATACCCGCCCCTTTAACGTCAATGGTTTCATTATTTCCGACAACCTGAACTGTATAGGGCCATAAGCTACCGGGCTAATTAGCCACGTAACCACACAATAAACCGTTGCTACAATGGCGATCATAGTCATGTCTTTCACGCCCACGTTCATTCGACCACCCCCATGTTGAAAATATTCATTTGCATTTTATCCATGCGCTTATGAATCAGTTTGCAGTAGTCCTCGGAAAGCTCTATGCCTACGCTGTCCCTGCCATACTGCTCAGCAACGTATAGGGTTGTCCCGCTTCCGGCGAAAGGGTCTAAGACTATGCAGCGGGCCTTACCGGAGTTTTCTTTGCAGGTGCAGGTAGGCTGCCAGCCGAGGGTTTTTGTGTGAGTTTCTGGGCGAATACTATTGAAACCTCCCTTATGTTGATCTGCAGGGTCACCGCCATTCCCCCAACCACCAAGGACTTCTTTACCAGTTTGACGGTTAATCCTTTTTTTCTCAACCACCCGCTCCCACGGTGCGCCGCATATTTCACAGGCACGTGGCGAAGTTCCGGCCAATATGCAGGGCGCAATTAATTTTGGCGGGAAGGTGGCAAAATGCGCTTCGCTATATGGTTGTGTTGCTACGGTCCAGACGGTGCGTTTATTGCGGTAACCTGTCCCTGCGGTCCTGCTGTTAATCCCCTCTTTTTGCCGTTTTAAAATACTTGTAGCGTGCCACGACACGTTTTTGCTATCTACAAATGATTTTCCACGCAATAATCCTAAATCTTTTCCTTCAATAGCTCGTTCTTTTATAGCTTCCGCATCATAGAAATACTTCTGTTTCTTAGTCAGCAGGAATATATACTCATGCGCCTTTGTTGGCCTGTCTGTTACGCTCTCGGGCATCGGGTTCGGTTTCGAGTTGTGGGTCAGCACCCCCGAAGCCAAGGCAAATAAGTTAGGCTCATCTTGCACGCCGATGTCCCAGAACTGACGAGCTCGACTGCGCCGAATGGCAACCACCTCAGAATCCGGGCGGTTGTTGTGGTGATCAGAGACCTCAAGCCTTATCTGTCCACGGTATCCAGGGAACTTCTTCCCGCCAGACGTGTGCTGGACACGCTTGAGTCGCAGCGAGTAGCCAAGACGGGCGCAGAGGGTACGCAGGTCGGCCGCCCAGTTATCGTTGTTAGTGAATCCGATTCGGTAGCGATTGTTGGCCTTGTCGTAGTGCCCATCGCCAGACAGGTACCCCCTCAGAATAGCCGCAAGGAAGGCATTTGACCGTTGCCAGCAGCGAGGATGCAGATGCTTGTCGTGTGCCGTTCGACCGGCCACATAGGTGTCGATAATGCCGTTCAGCACCGGCCCGTGCAGGTTGATGGTGGCCGAGTTACCGCCAGTACGGTGCATCCGACAAGTGCCGTGGTATGCCTCAGCAAGCGTCTGCAACCGCTTAAACCGCTCCGTTTCCCCGGTATGCCCGGCAATCTGGATGGTGTCATCGCTCCGGGACCCCTCGGCGATGTAGAGCCCTACAAACCATCCCACGATCTCGTCATCCAGACCATCCGGCCGCTTTAGGTTCTCCGGTTCGGGGAGGCGACAGGTCTGAATGACATCCCCAACCCTCAACTCATCCGCCCGGACGTTCCCGCGCTGAATCGGCCAGATATGTCCGGCGGTGCACCCGATGCGCTCTCCGCTCCGCAACTCAATCTCGTAAGTCACATCCGGTCTCTGGGTCTGTGACCAACCGAGCACTTGGGTCCACTTGTGACCATTCCACAGTTGCACAGTCGACGGGTCCAGCCGAACCAAATCCTTGATGAGCATAGGCCCTTCACCCTTCTGCGTCTTGGCGTAGACCCTGGTCCCGCCGGAAAGGCACCAGATGATGTCACTGCGCAGCCACCACCCATCGGCCTGTAATGCGAAGGCTACACGCCAGGGGATGCCGACAAGGTCTTTGGGTTTTAAGCCGGGAGGTGCTTTTCTTGAATTTTGTGCCGTTCCGGGATCAATAGTTTTGCCGAATTGCTTGTGCCTTTTCTGATATTCCCCACTTCCGCTTCCTCCGGATTGAGCGTAACTATCCCCCAAATTTAACCAAACCGTCCCATCGTCCCTTAGTACCCGCCACACACCCCGGAATACATCTACCATGTTCTGCACGTATTCTTCCGGCGTTTTTTCAAGACCTAATTCAGCCTTTTTATCTTCGTGCCCATCAGGTAAATATGACCTCAACCCCCAGTACGGAGGCGAAGTAACCACACACTGGACGCTTTTCTCCGGCAGTTCAGCCAGCTTGTCCCTAACGTCCCCCTGCATGATCTTCCATGCCATTTAGCGTCACCCGCCTTTCCTCCACGATTTCAAACTCTTCCACGTTCTTCCCGTCCTCCACCAACGGCAGGTAAAACATACCACTGCCGAGCGGTTCTTCTGTTAAGTAAACCACGCCGTTTTCGATTCGGTGAATTTTAACGAGCTTCTTGCGCTTACCATAGAGTGCCAGCGTCACAGCATCGCAGCCTCCTCGCTACCTTTCACGTAAATTTGCATATATTCTTTGATAAATTTATTTACGTCCACCTTTTCTCCCGTCTCATCGGCCTTCATCGCCAGCCCGCAAAAACTTGCTAAAAAATGCTCTATGAGCGGCCATTTCTCCGGCGGCAGGACTTTTTTGTAACTAACACCGGCAGATACGAAAATATAATTGCCCCACGGCTTCTTCTGTTTTTCCGGCTCTTTTTCTTCTCGAAACCTGTCCGGCGCAAACCTGCCTTCGGCCACCAGGCGTTCTACTTTTCTCTGGATAGCCAATGCCGATTTCGGTATATATTCGGCCATGACCTCGGGGATATAGCCCTTGTAATACAAATCTTCTAAAATCGCCTCCTGCTCCGGCGTCCAGAAACTTTTATCCGCCGGTAGCGGCCTCTGCTTCAGCTTCAGGTCTCTAAAGCGCCGTTTCAGCGCCTCTTCCGTCCGCTTAAGCGCAACGGAAATGTCCCGGTACGTGTAGCGGTAGGCGCACAGCATGGCCTTGAATTGTGCATCTTCCTGCGGCGTCCATGGCCTGCGTTCCCGGTAGGGCTTAGCCAGCCAGTCCGCTTTGCGTTTATACTTCACCCAGGCCGGTTCGGGGCCGAAAATAAGCGGCTCAACTCTTGAAAAGTCGATAAACATTTTGTGCCGCTCAGCCCAGGCCCAGAAGTCTTTGATATAAACTATCTTGTAGCGCATATTGACGCTTTTCTTATGCCTCAAAGGGAATCCGTGCCTGCGCCAGCGGTCCAGCGTGAAGGCGTTGTAGGATATATCGAGAGCGTTAAAAAGCTGGTTCAATGTGATATAGCTGCCGCTGTGGATATGGCGCTTAAGCCCCATTTTCCGGGCTTTTAGTTTTACGGCGTTCACGGTTCTGCCAAGCTTTTTAGCAATATGCGGGATGCTGACTTCGCCCCAGGCGTCCTCAAGGTATTTTTCCTGCTCGATTGGCCAACGTGCCGGCAAGTTGATCACACCTCCCCTAATACCCCGTTTTTCCTTCGCCGAATCTTGTTTTTCCGCGCTAAATCCATTATCAGCACCGCCACTTCATCAATATCCCGCTCCAGCCTTTCCGCAATATCGGCTATGTGCAGGCCGTAGGCCCAGAGCTTTTTCACACGCTCGACTTCGCCCGGATACCAGGAGAAGTCAAGCTCGGATAAAGCGATGTATAACTCTTCCTGTGGACACCATTTTTTTATGTCGATTAGTTGACGGTTTACTTTGAGCGCTGCCATACCGTTTTCACCTTCTGCCGCTCTATCATGTCCAGCGCCTCTTCCCGCGTCTCCACACACAGATCCAGCTACATTACGCCATCCTCCGTATAACCTACCCTGCCGCCTCTGTCCTGCACCACCCGCATTTCCCCCCTGCTCGGGATATATACCCGTGTTCCAAAGGGCACGTCCACCGGCGCGGCAGCCGTTATTCCAGGCGTAGTTTTGGCGCCGGATGAAGTTACGCGTGGATCGCCGCTGTAGCACATGCCGGGGATGGCTCTGGCGTCCAGGGGCGCATAGCCGGTTATCTCGGCCTCCCGCACGTCCCATTCGTCCAGCCATTTTTCCATCCTGTCTCCAAGCTCCGCCTGCTGCTCCTTCAGTTCCTCAATCCTTTCCCGAAGCAGAGCGTTTTCGACTTCAAGCATGAGTATTTCTCTCTGCAGCCGGGCATATTCTTCAGCCTGGACCTGCGCTTCGTGCGCCGTCCAGCCGACAGCAAGGAGCATTGCACACAACAGCGCTAAAAATATCAGCATCTTTCCGCGCATATGATCACCTCGTTTTTCTTATTCACAACTGTCCGGCAAAGCAAGTGAATCCTCCAGTCCTTTTACCAAATACTTTACCCCTAGCGGTAAGCCTGCGATTTCCCTCGTCCGCTTCTCCTGCGTCTCATACATTCGCATAAATTGAGCACGCATCACATCAGGGGCGTCACTGTGGCATATTTCACGCCAGCCTATCCAGCGCACAACCTGCGCCACATCGGCAGGCAATTCCTTCATGGCCTCTGCTTCGCCGTAATAGCCATGATTATGGACGGCCCGCAGGACCATTCCCCAGGCTTCTGGCGCGGTAATGCTGTAGCCATGCTGCAGATCCAGGGCAGCTTTACGGATCTTGCCAACCGCCGGTAAAGCAGGTATTTCACTTTCCGCCACAACTTTTTTTACAGCCGCTGCTGCAACCTTGTAGTCCAGATCACGGAGCAGCTCATGCCAAGCCTCCACGGTCCCGTCGCGTATGTCAATGTTCGGGTAGACTGCAGTTATAAAGGCCAGCAGTTTCCCCACTTCAGCCAGAGTCATGGCCGAACACCTCCTCAGGATTGATGTATTTGCGGAGCTTATTCCAGGCTTTAGGAGGATCCAATCCCTGTTCTTTGGGTGGGTCTATATATTCCTCGAACGGCGTATTTGGTCCCAAGAATGTTTTCGGGAGCTTTATGTATTCTGGTTCTTTCCCCTTTGCTTCCATCTCTGCTGCATAATGCCTGGCTGCGGTAATAAGCTTGTCCGGTGTTAGCCCCTGTGCTTTCCCTTGTTTTAACCTGGTTTTCCACGCCTTATAAGCCGCTCGTTTTTCTTTGCGCCTTGCCTTTGGGTACGCCTGCCAGAAGGCTTCGAAGTCCGCCGGGTATTCGTTTACGCCTGGTGTTTCGGGGGCTTCCCCGTTATCTGTGTCGTGTGTTTCGCCCCCAGCGGAACACACAGTACTGATCTTTCTAGAAGGTGAAGGAGAAGGTGAAGGAGAAGGTGAAGGAACATTTATTGTAGCTGATTGTTGATTAGCTACATTTTTTGTAGCTAAATCATTATTAGTATCATTTTTAGCTACCCATGGAGCGTCTTTTGGCTCGGGAATCTTTGATTTTTGCTTCTCCAGCTTGTCTTTTCGTATGTATGTCTGATATTTCAACCATGTATCTGGATTAACTGCAAGATATGGCTTTCCGTCAACTTCATAATGATATGCAATCCCGAACTCATGATATAGCTTGATAAATGTTTCAATGTCGTCCGATGTGTATGGGAAAGCTGGGAAAATTGTCAATTTTACCTCTATCGGATCAGCGTTCATTCTTCCCCAGTCGTCAAACGCAGTTATGAACCACGGCCATAACGCTGCCGCCGTTGGATTCTTCTCTGCTAATTTTGCTATTTTACGATCAGTGCTTATTTCAGATGTTACAAACCTCTTTCTCGCCATCCTGACCCCTCCACCTTTTTATATCTCCGGCATTTCATCCCATGTTCGGCCATCCAGGATGCGGCCTGTGGCCTTTTTACCAACTCGAAATGACATGCTTTCATCAGGCCAAACATAATATCTGTGGCCTTCATGAAAATCTATCCCTTGAGTTTCATGTAACCATTCGCCATGCTGCTTAAAAAAGAAGGGCACGCCTGAATCTTGGCACTGGTCCCTGAGTGACCGTACCCAATCCGGATGCATTGGCCTTGCGCCTGGACCAGTTTCGCCGCCGCAAATAACCCAGTTTATTTTTTCGCAAAAAGCATTTGGAATGGATTGGCACGGGGAGAGACGATTAATTCCGCATCCTTCAAGCACGTTCATTATGGTATTTCTATCAAACCGTATACCGGTAAGATCCACTAGCCCCAACATCGGCTCCACTGATACGAACCGGACCGCCGCCGGTATCTCTAACAGGATTGGTATGCGTTCATCGGCACGCTGCTGATTTTCGGCGGTAACGCCAAGCCATATATGCGGCGCCTCGGAACTGTCCCAATCCTCTATATTCCTTATAAACTTGTGCATACGCTCTGGCCGCTTTGTCAGGATTAAATAAATATGTTTATCCCCGCCAGCCTCGAACATAACATCGAACACCTTCCAGACAAACTCATCCGGCACATCCTCGTGAAACAAGTCTCCCATACTACATACAAATACCTTGCGAGGCTTTTTCCATTTCAGTGGTTCATCAAGACGCTCCGGATGCAGTGTTACTCTGAAGGGTTCGTCTTTCGGATATCCGCACCGCCCCCGCAACCTTTTTGCCATACGCCGGGCATAGCAATTTTCGCAGCCTTCGGATATTGGAGTGCATCCTGTGGCAGGCGACCATGTTACATCAGCCCACTCGATTCTTGTTTTAGGCATCCTTCTCAACCTCGCTTTCATTATCAGGTTCAAGATTTGCCACGGAATTTAATTTCTCTTATCACTGTTTTTACCTCTCCTTCCTCAATGCTGGTAATGCAGGGAAATATTTCTGTAACGGGCAAAAAAATTATGCCTAAATTTCCCCCTCCCATACAACCTCTGCATTTTCTCCTGCATGTAGCCGCCATGTTTTACCATCAAAACTGGGGACAAAGCCCCTGTGCCACAGGTCTATAGCTGGCTGGAACGGGTTTTCGCCTTCAGGGTGGTCAATGTATTTCCACGTCTTAATGCCGGGATAAAGAGACGAAATATAAGCTCCTACACTGTCCCATACACTACTCCTTATACTGCCCCATACGCTGTCCTCTACACTGCCCCATACACTGTCCCATACACTGTCCCTGATACTGCCCCATACGCTATCCCTTACGCTGTGCCCTATACTGTCCCATACACTGCCCCATACACTGTCCCATACGCTGTGCCTTATACTGCGCCTTACACTGCGCCATTTTTTCAGTAGTTCTATCTCTTCATCCGTTACCGGCCCTGTCTCAATTTTCAAAGGGTTAACCGGGAACAATGCTTCTGACAGCTTGTACCCGATTTTTTCTTCTTCGGCTTCAGCCAGCGCCCTTATTTCTTCCAAGGGTACCTGCCGAAGGAGCTTGATGCGCTCATACCGGCGCTTAAACTGGTCAATCTCGACGCCCCTGCCCCCAACCTCAACCTCCCATACTTCATAACCGGGCAAGTTACAAAAACTGTATATTATGCCATCAATCCCCGTGGCATAATAGCCACGGGAACACTCGACCCCGGGATCAGGGTCGAAATCTACACATATATACTCTTTGCCCGGTTCGTACTCGTAATTCTGAAACGGGCTAACTAACCTACCATCATTTCTTATTAAGACTTTATAAAGTTTAGTCATCGTGATCGCCCTGCCTTTCTTCCCAGGAATCACCCTCGTCCTGATTCCCCGTTCCCTCTATCAATGTTCCCTCTATCAATTCTGGATTATCATGGATATTCCCGATAACTTCAAACCGGTCTGTCATTGTTTCCCCATCATC